CAACGTTGCTGACAACAAGGCCGCTTATCTGCGGCTTTAATAGTTTAGCGAATCTATCAATCTAGTGAGATACCATTGTGCTTTTTCTGCATCTTCTTTGCTGTTTGTCTTATGCCACATACGCAAAATGTATTTGATAACCTGCGCTTGCAAAAACCCCTGCTTACAGCTCGGTGCATTCTCAATCGCATCCTCGATTACTTCGATTACTTCATATCGTCCAGCTGTGTAATGAGCAGGACTATTCACCATGTCTGTAGTCACTGGCTCAGTGTATTCCCAAGTACTGAATTTATTGTTGCTAAACCCAGAAACATAATCACCGTTGCTAAAAAAGCTATTCTTTTCGTTCATGAGTTTGTCTCGCGTATTGATTACTCCTTACTTAATATAGGAACTGGAATCATATATTGTGGATATGCCAAGCCCTAAAGGTGACCCGACTTACATTAAAAATAAAGAACGATTCTATATGAACATTGCTAAGGCAGTTGGTCAAGCATCGACACATCCAAAGTGTCCAGGTGGTTGTATTATTGTTCGTGATAGAGAGATTATTGGAGATGGCAGAAGCATACTGACAGATAGCATGGTTGAAATCGATTGCATTTCATATGCAGTTGCAGCAGCAGCTAAGGCAGGAACTCCTGCTATAGGTGGCATTATCTATACAACCAGATATCCATTTTCAACATCTGTGTTTCAAGCACACATGATGGGTATCAAAAAGATTGTTCTACTTGCCCATGACTGGGAACCGTATTACAAAGAAGAGTTCAGACGTTCTGCACGTCTGGCTCGTGAACTAAACATTGCTATTGAGCCAATGTTTGAAGACGAAGACCCAAGATTTACCAAGAATTCAAATGACAGACATATCGACGAATCTCTCTTCCCGGAAGCAAACCCGTTTGCGCCAGATGAATATGATCCAAACAATGCAGCACATACCTACGATGAAGACACAACTACTATTTGACCTTGAATCTACTGGATTACTAAGACGTGGATCTACTATCCACTGCATGGTTATGCGTGATGCTGTCGATAGCAGCACTCACGTGTTTGATCATCAGCCTGAACGTGCGTTGATTCAAGGTATCAAACAACTAGAGGAAGCAGATGTAATCATCGGTCACAATATTATTGGATACGATATCCCCTTGCTGAAAGAACAGTACCCAGATTTTGATCCTAAGGGTCAACCATTAGATACTCTCGTCCTTAGTCGTTTGTTCTATCCACACATCATGGATAGAGATCACGAACGACGTCCGCTAGGTATGCCCCAACGCCTATACGGCAGACATTCACTAGAAGCCTGGGGCTACAGGTTGAAGTGCTTCAAAGGTGACTTTGGTAAGCATGACGGCAACTGGGCTGTATATACACCTGAAATGTTGGATTACTGCATCCAAGACACTGAGGTCACCCTCAAACTATGGCAACTTATGCAACGGAGGATTAGCGACTATGCCTGATAAAAATGCACCATTGACTTCTGAAGAAATCACAGAAGCAGCAGATATCTTCTTCCCACTCTTCAATATCGTGGATGAGCGAATGCCTGACAAAGCATCTACTGAAGATACGTTGAAAGTTATGGAAAACATAGCTAAGTTAGCTCAGAAAGAGCGCATCAAAAAACGAGAAGAATCTGTCAAAGAAAAGTTCGGATTTAATAAAACAACTGATTCAGATGAGGATACTGACAAAAATGAAACTGATTGATTCCGTCACACTTGAAATGCGTATGGCCAGCATCATGGCCCAACAAGAGGCAAGTGGTTTCCGCTTTGACCTGACAGCTGCTGAGCGGGTACGTGGTGAGTTTGAGCAAGAGATGTCTGATCTACAGAATCAAATCTCTAAACGTTTCATTTATGTTCCTGGCAAGGTCTACACACCTAAGCGTTCAAATAAAACCAAAGGTTTTTTCGCAGGTGCGCCAATGACAAAGCTGCTCGACTTCAATCCCACAAGTCGTCAGCATATTGCGTGGGCTCTACAGAACTTCAGCAAAGCTCGGTTTATCAAAGTCACTGACACCGGTAAGCCTAAGGTTGACGAAGCAACTCTGTCTGAACTACGAGACACTGCACTGCAGCAAGGCAACACCAAACTGCATGAAGAATGTGAGATGTTTATCCGCCTGCTTACTTTGCAAAAGTGGATGGGACAGTTGTCTGAAGGATCTAACTCATGGTTCAACACCATTGAAAATGACGGATGCATTCATCACAGCTGTTCACTAGCAACGATCAGCGGTAGAAATGCGCATCGGGGTCCCAACTTGGGCCAGGTCGTAAGTGCACCTTGGGCACGTCAGCTATTCATTCCACACCCTGGCATGGTGATGGTGGGGGCTGACTTAGAAGGACTCGAACTTCGGGCGCTTGGGCACTACTTGGCCGTCTTCGATGAGGGCGCTTTTGCTGATGTTGTTGTTAACGGTGACATTCATACACAGAATGCAGAACGCGTTGGTTGTACAAGATCTGAGGTCAAAAGTTTAGTTTATGGGTTCATTTATGGAGCTGGAGATGTAAAGTTAGGTCACATTTTACATCCTGAACTTAGTGATGCTCAGAAGAAATCACTTGGCACAGAACTGCGACGTAAGTTTCTTGATGCTATTCCTGGTCTAGAGCCATTGGTTGATGCAGTCAAAGCAAAAGTTCGCAGTGCCGGGCAGCTCAAAGCACTAGATGGTCGTCCGATCTTCTGCCGTGCAGAACACAGTTCTTTGAACTTCCTGCTTCAGTCATGCGGCGCAATTTTGAGCAAGAGATGGTGTGTCATTGGTCAAGACTTACTTGATCAAGCAGGACTTGCCTACGACAACGACTACACCCGCTGTGCCTACGTACACGATGAAGTTCAATTATCTGTAGTGCCAGCAGAAGTAGACCGCGTCAAAGAGCTTCTAGTAGCCGCTGCTCCTCAGGCAGGTCGCTACTACAACTTTCGTGTTCCTATTACAGCTGCTGCAGATCATGGAGACAACTGGGCAGCCACTCATTAGATAATTTGTGATTGATACAATAGTCTCTATGGAAGACTTACATATTGCAGTTGAGTTTGATGAGCGTGCCATACGTGCGCTCCATTGTGCTGTGTCAATGACACTAGAGAAATGGACAGGGCAAGGCGAAGTAGATCAAGAAGAGCTGTTTAAATTAAAGCATTTCTTACAAGGAGCTAAGTTTGAATTTGAATTTAAAAGATCAATTAATTAGAAGCCTACCGGCTTCTTTATTTTATTGCGTTCTTTTTTGATCTAATGAAAAACACTCTTTTGACTCTTTCACTTGTTTACAGTATTGGTCTAGCAGTCTATGGTGCTGACTGGTATCTCAAAGATATGCGAATGCTGGAAGCTGCTGTAGCTAACGGAAATACTCATATTGAAATGAGGCACCGAATTAATACATGGGGAAATGTAGGTACTATACTTTTGTGTAACCTTATGTCTATTGTTGCTATTACAGGTTTTTCGTCCCAATCGAATAGTCATTTCCGAAAGGACGTAAGTTAGTCCAACCCACGTCAGTTAATGCTCTGTGTGGTGCACTTGCAGCTGAAATAACTCTGTCAGTAATATTTTTTGGTCTACCATTTTCGTCTTTGCCTGTAAGTGCAACTCGTGCATGCCAACCTACGTCTCTATTGGTGTCATAATCATCATCTGGCACTACTTGTCCATTCCTTAATACCTCTGCTTCATATCTTCCGTAATCCTTGTTCATAAAATTGCCACCTAGCCTGTCATACTCTGGCTTGTTTTTAATAAATTCATTAAATATAATTTTACCGTTTGTTGAATTTGTTCCAGGGATATAGTCAGCTGCATCAATAGTGTCTTGATAAAATTCTTTTGTCCCTTGTGGCGTATGTACTCGAAACGGCCTACCTAAAGGACCTGCTAAAGATTTGGCATAACCAGTTGCTGTTCTTAGCATTGGATGTATACCTGAGATAGGGACAGGAATAGCACCTTGATCGCCAATCTCATCTATGTACTGTCCCATTTTCTGAGGGATTGATGAACCTGCTTTGCGACTAGAGTTTGATGAAAAGCTTTTACTTGGTCCACCTTGATTTTTGACAGCATCTCGCAATTGAGTGAATGCACCCTTTGTATTATCAATAGCGCCTGTACTTGCTTCATTTATTACATCAAATACTCCTGTGCCCGCTTCATTGATTCCATCAAAAATAGCAGTGCCTTTATTATTTATATTATTCAATAGTTCGTTTATATTCATTTTTTTTTACTTTATACTTTTCTATTATATATAATAGATATACGTTCATCCCCTAACATCAGGGGACGCAAGTACCTCACGAATGGAGGGAAGGAACGGGAAACTACACCTCACTATGGAGTTTCCAATGACCCAAATACAAGCTCGTGCTGTCGAAAATGCACGTAAAGAATACCGTCGTGCACAGAATGAAC